TTGAAGAGGGCATGGAAGCCATCTACAACCGACTTGGTGACGATGGCATTTATCCATGGGGAACTGTGGAGCAATATGTCGCTGTACAGCAGAAGATTCAAAATGCTCTCGGAGAGATCTGTTCTAGGAACGGCTTCTAGAGAGTTCCCCTAGCGCCTCGGGCGTGGCGTTCAATCGCAACTAGGGACTGTGAACACCCGTTCACTACAAGTAAACAAAGCCTGAGGAGGCACCATGAAAGTAAGTCAAGCAATCAAGTTATTGAGTGAGATTGATCCTGACGAAGAGATCGCTATCTCTTGGTGGGAATCAAACTTGTTCACTGACACGGACAACAACAAACTATTGGCAGACTCAGAACTGTGGCATAAAGCAGTAGCAGTGTTTGACGCCAACGGTGGTTACGACAGCGTCAACCAATTGGTATGGGATTACCTCAATTACGACATCAATCAAGAAGGAGAGTTCTAATGAGCAACATCGGAACACCAATCGGTGCATGGGCAATCATCAAGTGGTATGACTCAGGCATTGAGAGCGAGGTATTCATCTCGTTCGGTACATGGAATGAGAACGAGTGGAACGGCGAGTTTGACTCGCTGGGCAATCGTGACGATGAGGTCTTCTTCTACTGCGAAGGCGGAGAAGAAGAACTCAAGTCGCTCATGGGTGACAGCAAAGAAGACTTCGTGGTCATCAACTACGCAGTTGACTACAGCATCCCGCTCGTGCTCGCTGACATGGAGGTAGACCAATGAGCAAGACGCTAATGGGTTACGGATCAAGGGTGATGCTTGACAACCACCACGGCGTCTACAGCGCCATGGAAGCGTGCAGGCTCGCACGAGAACTCGGGTGGGATGGGCACCAGCCCACCGACATTGAGGACTCGTGGTACCAAGAAGAGGTAGCCACGGAATGGCTGAATGAGAATGTCGCTACTGACGGTCACTCATTCGGTTGGCACGAGGGGATGTACCTCTACATGCCACAGGCATGGTGGGAGGATGTCGCTTGATCGGGAGCATCACGGGCTACGGCTCGTGGTGTCCTCACAGCCCATAAATCATATTTGTGGGTTGTGAGGGCACTCAGTGCCCGATAAATTAATTAATCCCTATGACCTGAGGAGGTCTTATGTTAGAGCCAGTAATCACGATGACCGTTGAGCAATGGGAAGAGCAATACGAACCCTTTGTCAATCACCTAGATGCAGATGCATCATGGGCAACCGATGACGCCAACGGCATCATGTTTGAAACATACGGTGCCGAAGTTGATTATGTGTTTGCCCGACCGCTCAACCACACATGGACATATGTGGATGGCGAAGAGGGCACATACATTATTGCTGGACGCCATCTTGTAAATCGCATCGGTTACTTCGTAACTGCGGTGCCATGGAAGGATGACTTCAACACCAAGTATGAAATTCAAGTAAGCGCCAATGATGATTATTACCAAACAGTGTTAGACCTTGAAGGAGGTAGCAAATGAGCAAGATCAGTTTTGACAATGTGGATGAAGGTACCGAGGTAGAAGTACTCGTGCAGATATCCCCGAGGGAGACATTCCCGTACACAGGGATCGTTTCACGAGTCAGTGACACCGAGTTGTCAATGTGGACTACAGACAGTCCGAACGACACCTACGAGACCGAGCGTGAGATTGATATTCCAATCGCAAAGATCCTTGAACTGGACATCTTTGAATAATGAATCGTTAAGCGAGTCCTGAGAGGCTTGTACGAAAGGTGGCATCAGCCTTGGCTGGTGTCATCCCGTGGATGCTCTGCTTCCTATAGGGGGTCAGCGGAGCGTCCACGGGGTGAGGCAACTGTGCAACACCTGTACATAACAATGATCTGAGGAGGTCAAAATGAGTAAATGGAATGTATCGGTCTCGCTTCAAACGGGCGTGTACCTAAAAGAAGTCATTGCAAATGATCCATCAACATTGATTGAGGGAGACCTCAATGAAGCAGATGTGATCAAGGCATTGATTGAGCAATTGCAGTCGGGTGATTCAACACTGGACTGGGTAGTGGAAGAAGTGCAAACACTGGACGGTCGTGTCGTGCGGTTTGACGATGAGGATCGTGTATGGCTCGGAGATGCAGTATGAGCAAAGGCTGGGTCACACAGATCATCATGCTTCTCGGAGTCACTGAGATGGAAGCCGAACAGATTGACAAGTATGCCCTTGAAGGAGGGCTGTACAACGAGATAGACAGCAGTGAAGCCACCGTGGCAGAACTCAAAGGGTTCTACACGATGGTCTGCGATGAGTACCGAAGAGCAAACAACATTCAAACAAAGAGCCTTTAGGAGGGCACATGGATAACGGATTCACCATTCACATAAGCGAGTATTTCATTGATTGCTTTGTGTGGTTTGTAATTGGGATCTCTAATGGGATCGTATTAACACGGGTAGTGGACATGTACAGAGACAAAAGGAGAACAAAATAATGGGAACAATTAATGCACTAGGCATGGCGGAAGCCGTGGAAGACGGAATGATTGAACTGCGTCAGGCGCTCGCATGGCACTTACAGAGCAATCACTATCCAGCAGTACCACTGAACATGGTTGATCCATGTGTTATTGCAATTCAGTTAGTCACCGAAGGTGAGCACGACAGCAATGTCTCGCTTCCCGATGGGATCTTGTGGCGAGGTCAGCCAGTTGCTCCAGCGTGGGCAGTTGTGGACGCACACCACCTTGAATCATTCATTGACATCAGCGAAGAGGAATGGGGCTTCTAATGAGCGAAGACACAGAGAACAAGTGCTGTGACTGCGGAGAGTTGGTGGACACCGAAGGTGACTACGGCTGGAGCAATGTCAAAGATGACTACCTCTGCTGGGGTTGCTACGAGTCAGATCAGAACCATGCCTCAACCTTGCAGGTCATTGATGATGGTGCAGTACTCAAGTACTACATCGGAGACCACATTCGCATGGACGAGTATGGAGATGAGATGTTCCGTACCAACATCACGGTCAATCGTGAGTACATCTCCACCAGTGGATGGCGTGGTTATCACAACACCACGATTGAAGGCTGGACAGATGTCATGACTGGCTGGACTACGGGAGGCTGGGGTGACCCAATCGCTGACCGTAAAGCGATCTTCAATCAGTGGGCTGAACGCTTGTTGACAGGTGAAATCACTTATGACTTCCCTATCGCAATCGTGGCTGACCCCACGAGCAATGTGTTCAGCATGGGCATCTCGGTGCTCACGCCTAATCCAACAGAGTTGGAGAAGGTAATGCAGGACGGCGGAGATTACTTCTTACTCAAGAATGCTCTGTCATGAGCGAACACGAATTCACTCTTCAGGTCACAGTGCGTAAGCGCTCTGACTTGGATGAACCAACTAATGCTCCCGATGCAATACGCCTTGTTGAGGCGCTGTTGACACTGGGGGCATTCATAGAGATCGTAGAGATCACGGAGGTAAAGCAATGAAGGATTACACAAAGTTCAATCGCAGAGTGACTACGGGGTTCTTTGTGTACCTTGCAGTCGTTGTGTCAGCGTTTGTGGTGGTGCTGTTCCGAGACTATGCACAACGCATGGATTCGTATGTCTGCAACACAAAGCAACACATCGTGACATACGGGGAGAGTCTGTGGGAGATCGCTCAGAGCAACTGCTCAGGCAACATAGAGTCCGCCGTCAATGACCTCGTAGAGACCTACGGGTCAACCATCCAAAACGGGCAGGTCATTGACCTTCCCACAAAATAGAAATAGAAGTTGCAATTCCCAAGCCACGGAGGTAGTTTTATCTCAGTGGTACAACAAATCAAATAAGTCAAACAACAAGGAGAAATAACATGTCAAGAGAAACCAGTCAGTGGCTCAACCAGAACGTTCTGGTGGGCTTTACATCCAAGCGTGGAAACGCATGGCACTACAAGGCAACTGAACAAGGAACCGAGCCAAACCATTACGAGCAGGCGATCCCTGTTGAAGATGTGCGCAGGCGTTTGTTCAACTGGCAGGCTGTTGAAGCACCAGTGTTCGTTCAAGTTCCTGACAACGCTGGAGTCAACCGTTACATTGCGCAGAATGACCGCAAGGCAATTGTCCGCAACGACACCTACGAGACTCTCGGTCTCTTCAAGGACTCGTATCAGATCCACCAGTACAACGAGTGGTTGATCGGAACCATCAGCAACATCATTGATGACAGCAACCTTCAGATCGGCTCTGCGGGCTTGCTCCGCAACGGTGGAGTTGCTTGGGTCAGCATTGAGATGCCTGAGACAGTTCAGACCAAGGCGGGCTTTGAGTTCCGTCCTCACCTACTCGGAACTACGAGCCACAACGGCACACTTGCCACCACCTTCAAGCGCACAGTCACCGCCGTGGTGTGTGACAACACGCTTGCTGGAGCACTTGGTGAGAGCGGATCAGAGTTCAAGACCCGCCACAGCAAGTTCAGCAACGGACGCATCCAAGACATCCGTGATGCTCTCGGAATCATCCACACCATGGCAGACGAAGTCAGCCTTGAGATTGAGCGCTTGTCATCATTGACAGTCACCCAGTCTGAATGGGATGCCATCGTTGAACGCTTGGTGCCAGTGAGTGTCACTGATGATGCTCGCCCTCAAGCCGTGAGCCGTGCTCAGAACAAGCAAGAGTTGATCCGTCACCTCTACAAGAATGACCCACGCTGTGCTCCATGGGTTGGTACCCAACTCGGAGTGTTGCAGGCATTCAACACATGGACTCACCACTTCAGTGGCAAGGACGAGTCCCGTGTAGAGCGCAACGCAATGAATGCACTCAACGGCAAGACCGATGAGTTTGACCGTCAGGTGCTTCGCATCATGAATGACGTGGTACTCGTATGACCGAAGCGGTGGTGGGGGAGAAATCCCCCACCTCTGTTTTAGACATGGACATCACACCACTTCCGTTCCCCGAAGTAAACGCTAAGTGGAGACTGCAAGCCAAGTGCAGAGAAAAAGATTCATCAATGTGGTTCGCTAGTAAGCCAAAGGGCATTAACAACTCATCCGCTAGAGGGAAGACTGTTAAGAGCCGTAGGAAGCGAGCACAAAAGATCTGTAACACATGCCCTGTCCAGTATGAGTGCTTGCGCTATGCCATCTTAAATAAATTCAGAGACGGCATATGGGCTGGTTACGAAATGGACGAACTCACACCGACAGATCGTCAAGTACTCCTCCAGCGTGTTAAACGAACAGAACGAAAGTTAAGTAAGACTGTCAATAAGTGAACTGAGGCGGTGTGCTCCGAGGCTGATGTCTCGTGAGCGCACCGCTTCTAGTAAAGCCTCTCCCTCGTCTGCTCGCCTGACTGGATCCCGAAGATCCTTCAGATGCTTGAGCCACTGCGATGGTTTACTCGCAGTACGACCAATCCCCCAACTCTTACGCAAGCCCTCATACGCTGACAGCGATGAACCAATCCATGGAATACCCGATGCGGAGTACTCCAGCAACTTGATGTCGCTCTTGGCATGGTTGAATGGTGTGTCACGCAATGGTGCGATACCCACGTCCATGGTCAAAAGAGATGGGTAATCCCTAGCGTCTACAGCGTCTAAAACGCTTACTTGATCTTCGTGAAGTCCAAGTTTGCTGGCAACAGATACTGCATGTGAATAGTGACCACTGTGTTGAAACTTAATATCGTTATTAGCAAGCAAAGGGTTGATAACCCCCTTCATAATCTCTAAGTCACTGGAGCGATGGCTCGTGGCTCCCACCCACCCAACTACAGGAACAGAACTATCGGTGTGCACATGCGGAGTAAACCGTGCGATGTCTACGGTGTTCTCCAGCACAATGATCGGACAACGAACGAAGGACTTAATGCGATCAGCAAGGTACTGCGTGGACACTGTGACCATATCGCTGGAAGCAATCACCTTCTTGTAATGGTCTCGGTTCTCTTTTGGGTTTGTCTTTGGGTGCGAGGAATTGAATGCGTCATTGGTTGGATCAAGACCCCAGTACCAATCGTCTAGGTCATTCACTACTATTTGACCAACGGAACGAGCCTTGTAGATGTGATCGGCAAGCGAATCGTGCATGAGGCGTTGCATGATAATCATGTCAACTTCTTGTAGTTCTTCGTACTGGTCACGAATAAAGAAGCGATCGTCCTTCCATGTCAGCACTCCTGTGAACACTTCTTTCTCCAAGTGCTCTAACCATTCAACGTACTGACCAAAGCGTGCCCATCCCGAGCCACCCCAATGCTCTAATCCATCTTTGGATTTCAATGCTGGCAGGTAGTCTCCGCTAGCAAACCCAACCCTCACTTCTTCTCCACCATTTCAATAGTGATACTGCTGTGTTTGTCAGGGTTAGTGCATGTTGGTGGTACCGATGGCTTGACATACACGGTGAGCACCTTCCCACATTGTGGGCATTCGTAGTGTCGCTTGTCGCTCATTGTTGTGCCACCTTCCATGGACGCCACTCAGCAAGGAATGCCTGAATGTCACGCTTATCCCAAATTGGTGTTGATGCCAAGTTTGCGATTGGTTGTGGGAACTTCTTCTGCTTACGCAGTGCATGGATGCGCTGTTTGGTTACTCCAAGAATTACAGCGATCTCGCTAGTGCCTGCTAAGTGTTCGGGTTGTAGTTGGTTTGTCATGTTTACATCCTACCTTGTTGTGTACGTTGTTGCTACAAACTCCAGTGACCAAGTCCTCCGTTGTCATACAGATACTTCGCTACGGATAGGTTGCAGTCCACATTGAATAATCCTTTTATTTCTGTCCCGCATATGTTCCTCGTGACGGTCTTCCATGAGGAATTGACCTGTACGAGTCCGAGGTCTTGTGAGCCGTTTTTGTTTAGAGTGCGGTTCCAAGCACGAGGATTGCATCTGCTCTCTCTATATGAAATGTACGAAAACGCAACTACTGGCAGGTCGTATTCACGGAACTTGTCTTCCCATTGCGGGCATCGCTTTGTTGGGTCTTTTGGTATTCCTTTAGGCACTACCACCTCTTCGGGTGCCAATTCCTTTGCATTTACTACCTCAAGTGCTACCGACTGCACTAGTGGGGTTAACTGAACTGTTGTTACTTCGGGCGTTGGTGATTGTGAGGAAATCCCAAGTACCAATGTCATTATTGAGTACAGGATTGTCCCCGCTACTACTAGCGTGCGATCTAACAATATTCTTCTCCTTGATAGGCGGATAAAGCAAAACGCCCACAGAAGTCTGTGAAGAAATCTATGGGCGTTACCCTTCTAGTTTACAGGTGTTAAGGCTGAATCAACCTGAACTTAAGCATCTCTAAATCAATCTCTTTGTCACCCATCTTGGGAATCTCTTCAATATTTATTTTATTAATCTCTGCTGACTCTGCTTCCGCACACTCATTACAGCGACAACCTTGTCTGTAACGCACCCATGTGCCGTGTTGGCGCATAATGCTCGCTTTAGGATGCTCTACGGTGAGCGCTGTTCGCTCTTGCGGTGTGAGACCGCCCCACATTCCCCACTTCTCGTCCACCCCATCGTCTAAACATTCTTTCCACACAGGGCATTGGCGACATACTGCTTTAGAAATTATGTAGTAATTATCTGGTACGTCAGTGTCTAGCGGTGGGTACCAGAGGTCAATCGCTCGGTCTTTGCAGAGGGCGTCAACACGCCAGTCCTCTGCGAACTGTGGCAATTAAAACTCTTCCGTTGGAACTTCATCGTGGATGCGCTTGTCACGAATCGGACGAATGGTGTTTTCAATAGCGGTGTATATCGCTGTACTCATGCGCTCTACTTGCTCGTTCATCTTTTCAATCTGTCCGAGAAGGGCAACGACTTCACCTGCCAAGCGCTTGTTGTCTATTGCCAACTGAAGGATGTTGTCCCAATTATCCAGCAAGATCTCTGCCATGGACAACTCAGCCTGAGCAGAGAACTCTTCCAATGTAGGTGTTGTTTCTTGCTTTACTATCTGTGGAATCATGCTGAGGGCATAAGACATGCGCTTGCGCTCACGCTCTAACTCCTGTTGCATCGTCCAATGGTTTGGCTCACTTGGATTAAAAATGTAACGGGGATCTTTTTTAGACATCCATTCATTGTAATAATCATTGTTGTTGTACATCATTGAAGACCCTCTTCCTGCACTTCGCAATCCCAACCACAGGCTCCATAGCCGATGGCGTCAGTCCAGTGGTCACGCTTTTCAGGAGTCCATGAGAGGCGAGCGATCTTAAGAAGCATCATCATGACAGCAACATCATGTGGTTTGATCTGCACTTCTTGACGGCGGTCAATGATGCGCCGAAGGTACGTGCTCCACAAGTCTCCTGTGGTGGCAAAGTCATCAATTGGATCGCCGTAGTCGGCGTCTCGGACACCATTTACTAGGTGATCGGCTTCCGCCAAGATGTTGGTACGGTTGGTGGGATTACTAGTCATGGTGCACCTCGCTGTTATGTTGCGGGAAGTATAGATGTGTGTGAGCGGTTTTGTCAATTATCTTCGGATAAATCCAAGATATCTGAATACATGGAATTGGTCGCATTTGGACCCATTCCGCCACCTTCTAGCATGCGATTGGATTCTCCAGCCTTGGCTCCAAACAATCTAGATAAAACTCCGCTGGATCCTCGTGCTTCCATCTCTAAACGGATGGTGTCACGGGTGTCTGAGATGTTCTTGAAGCGATCAATCAAATTGAACAAGCGATCCATCTCGTTGGACAATGCTGGGTCAAGACCTTGACCTTCTAGTTCTTCAGCGAAGCGAGCGAACATCACACGACCTACTTGCATCTCTAACAGGGCACGCATCGCCGCCTGTAATTGATCCTTTGTGCGTATCTCAATCGGCAAGTTAAATGCGCATTCTGTGTTTTCTTTAAATGAAGGACATCTACTGCTCAAATAGCAATTATTGCATTGGCGTAAAGGGTTCGCATTGTAACGAATTACGTTCACTTTTTCAGGGTCAATTTCTATTGATTCCCCTTGATTATCAACGGTTTGCGAGCCAAAGGAGGTGATCGTTTCCATGCCCATTACTGGTAGCAATACACGCTCATTCTCGTGCCGCTTGTTTGGTACGTTGATAGCAATAGATGACCCCCCTGAAACCGCTAAAGTGGGGGTATGTGGTTTAGGGTCAATAGCAATTATTGACCCATCTTCAGTACTGCTGATCTCTTGCTCGTCATCGTCATTCATAGGGTCATAGCCCCCAAAAGTATGGGTCTCCCACTGGCGCCATGAGGCGATAGCGAGGGTACCGATTGCGGATACGTTGTCATCCAT